TTATTAAAACTGCCGTTGGGCAAATCCAAACAGGTGTTTCTCAGTATATGGGGTACATTCACGATATCGCGGAACCTGCAAAACCAATTGATAGGCCTGTAAGTACAACTACGTACGGTAATAAATTTGGATCTGCTAACGATAAAATTGGTATTAATTAAATTATAAAAAAAACGATAAGCCAACTATAATAACAGTTTATACTTTCTAGTATTATAGTTAGTAATTTATTAGTTTGTAATTATTTATTGGATACGGTATCCTTCTGGTTCATCTTGTGCATCTTCTTGCTGGGCAGCTTCTTCTTCCGCTTCGTCAGTAGCTGGTGCTGTATCGAGTTCGGTCGTTTCTTCTTCTGGGACTGTTTCTCCTTCCCCCATAATAGCATCGTCGATAGGATCGGCTGGTGTGGGACCAGTGATTGGTGTGGGTTCATCGACACTTATTTCTGGTGCACCCCCTGATGTTTTGAATACAAATTTCCAGAGAAGAGCGCTAAAGATAATGAGTGCAACTACAACACCGGCTATAATTTTAGGATCCATGGTTTGGTTATATAGTATGATGATATATTAATTTGTTTGGACTATTTCGATACGGGTATCTGGGGGGTTTGGACTATTTCGATACGGGTATCTATCAATCCTTCTCCATGATCACTGTCTTCAGCTGGACCTTTAATTTCCACTTCCTCTCGTGTATCTCGTTTTAGACCAAATAAAATAACATTTTCACTGATTTTAAACGATTTAAGTGGATTGGAATGACTATGTTTAAGATTATAATCTGTACCTTCTGGAAATTTGGCTTCAATTACCATTTCATTTCCTTTATAATCGGCTTCTTCGTATAACTTTATACTAATATCAAAAAATTTTTGTGCTTTTATTTCTTCTTCCATATTTCTATTTTTCAAATGGTGTGGTAAATAATTTTTTTCATCATCTGTTAATTCTATTGTATTAACAGATTCACCAAGTTCCAATCTTAAATCGTGGCCTAGATACTTGTAGTGTCCTAATGCAGCGTCTGTAAACTCATTTTGATCGGGGAAACTTTCATGCATTCTTTCAATATCTCTATCACTCCAATTATTTGCTATAGCATATTGAGTCGCATTATCGAGTGCTACATTTTTGGTTATGCGGTATATTTTATCTTGTTCTTCTACCTTTGTAACGATATCGAGTACTTTATTGTATAAGTTTGCAGCTGCGTTTCTCGAACCTTCGCGAATTGCCATATGGTTTACTTCGTAAGCGGCGCAGTTTTCAGTTGGGACTTCACCTTCAGCTTCTACCCAACCACATGCTTTTTCTTCCCCTTGTCCAGTACATTCAAACGTTCTCGCTTTTCTACACTTCAAAATTGGTGTTTCTTCGACTTCTTTAACAATTCCCTGACCTAAAACTTCTATGTATTCTGCCATCTCGTCTGCATCTTGTTTATTAACAATACGTTTAGAAACAGCTTCAGCAACGAGTGGTTGTTTCAAAACAGCGACCATAACGTCGATCATTTGTTCCATCACCGTACCAATAACTGTAAGACCGTTATTCGTTTCGGACCTGTAGTATTCGCGATAATTTTCGGCATTTTTGAGTCTATCCTTGATGGTTTCGAGTTCTTCAACGGCCTTAACTATTTCTTCTTTACTTTTTACATCCACTACTTCTTCTTTTTCTTTCTTTTCAGAAGAAACAACCGTATTAGAACTTGGTTTCATAAAACTATACAAAATTGTACACATTATACATAATGTTATAGCTATGGCCGCAATTGTTTGTGGTTTTATTTTAGACATATCTATATTATGATATTATATTATTTTTAGTATGGTCTGGGTTTCAATAAAAAAATATATTATTGAATAGTAATAAAGATGAGTCAGTTGATGCTCGACGATAAAAATACGATCAACGATATAAATCCTTTCGTCGATCCAGAAAATTTTTTCCCACCTGGTTCGAGTAAACATGTGGTTGATTTTCAAAAATATAAACCAGAAGAACAAGACCCAGAAGAAGAGTACAAGAGTCCTGCGTGTGATGTATTATCCAAGGGTGTTGGTAGACCAGGGTATAGAGAAGAAGAGTGTTCCTTATCTAGACCTCTCCTTCCAGGGAGAAATATAGATAGGGGTTTTACGGTTAGAGAAAAAATGGAAATTGGTGATGGTGAACAACTTTTAAAAGAAAAACAGGAGGAAGAACGTAGAGAATTTAAAAAATCGCTTAACGTGATTATAATTGCAATTCTGATTCTATTAATTGCAATACTCTAAAAGTTAAATCAAGTCTATGATCGCTTGTACACGAATGTATAACCTTGGGAAACGTTGTTAAACAGAATTCACGAACCATTCTTTTTTGCCAAGAACACGTAACGTTTATGTAAGGGGGTATAAACGTTGGATCTAAAATCTTAACAGTATTCATAATCCTAATGAGCGAATGAGTATTCTTATTCTCGAATAGAACATTTTCCAATTGGACAGATACCATTCTACGTCTTGTATCTGTCGTTTTGTTTACCATAGTATCTAAAAATTGTTCGTATCGTATAGGTTTTTGTTCGTTATTATCATTTGATACTGAAAAATGGTTTGATGTTCCTGATAAAGTTGTTTTAAAATAATCCGTGAACATTTCAAACCCGAAACCTTCGAGGTACTTATCGTATTCAATTTCAACTATAGTTTCGTTTTCGTCGACTTGTATGATTTGTTTTGCGTTTTTTAAAAATGTAGTCATGTAATATTATTTTATGTATTAAAGTCTTTAATATTAAATAGTTTCAACTTTAGGAGGTTTTTTAAACTCAAGTTGTGTTTTTAAATTTTTTAAAGTATCTTGTTTCTTTAGTTCTGCTCCCGAACAATCGTGCATTTCTAATAGTATACATCTCGAACAAAACCCTAAATTACAGTATTTGCAGATCATAGGAATACCTTTCTTTTTGCACTTTAAACACGGCATATGTATATAACCTAAGTTAACTTTAATTAATATTTTTTTAAGACAATATGAATGAAGTTTCGTGTTCTATATTAAATAAGAACGGTAAATATAGACCTATTGCTAATAATACCTTTTCGTATTTACTTACGTTAGATGAGTTTCGAAAGGATATAAAGGAAGAGTATCGCCCTTCGTGGGTAAAACTTACAACTATAACTATGATATCGAAGTTTCAAACGAATATAGATATCGAAAAGATGAGAAGACGGTTTCAGCACGAAATTATAGATGGTAAGGCCCGAATTGGTAAAAATTCGTCGAACGGATGGTTATGGAATATAAAATTGTCTCCAAAGGCATTTTATAATCAGATTACACTTGTATATACGGATAGTTTAAGTACAAAATCTATAAAAATATTTCCAAATGGAAGTATTCAAGTTGCAGGGTGTTCTGATTTATTTGATTGTAGAAGAATAATCAGTCAACTTTCGTATATATTTAATACGTTTATGGATGAAAAATGCATTGCACCTATTGAAACGTTTAAGGTCGTTATGATTAATTCTAATTTTAGTTTAAATTATAACATAAACCTTTTGAAAGTGTCGAGATATTTCAGTAATTTCCCAGGTGTATTTAAAGTTTCGTTTGAACCGGATAAGTATTCGGCGGTAAAGATTAAGTTTAAACCGGCGGATGATATGAAAGAGATAACGACAAGTATTTTTGGTACAGGTAAGATTATAATCACAGGCGCAGAAACTTTGAAAGAAGTTGCGTATGCATACAATATTATCAACAATACGATCAATGAAATACCGAACGTCAGGGTATCACCATGTGATATAAATAAGCGAGAATTGTTCGAAGATTTTTCAGGGTACAAAGTCGATAAATTGGTAAATTATCTTAAGGATAAAGGGTTCAAGTCATGGAAGTTGACAACTAAAAATAGACAAATTAATTTCTAATGTAATACTAATATATAAAAATGTCTCAAAGACTTGGTATGGCCGATGGTCGATGCTACACTATTAATAGCTCGAGTCAACTTTACAATAACTATGTCATGAAACAAAATGGTATTTCTTTCGAGGATAACTATTCGTTTCGAAAACTTCTCCAGCAAAAAGGTCCAGAAATTCTGAGACCAAGTCAAGATCAACAAAAAACTCAGTGTGGTTCTTGCGATAAGGCTCTTCTTAAAATGCCAAATATTTACTAAAATAAAAATTACGGTAAATTTCGTTTAATAAATTCTTTAAGTGTTCTAGATAATGACTCAATGTGCTATATGTCTGAACGATGTTCGTCAGACTAGACATAGTAAAACTATACGGTGTGGGCATATTTTTCATTCACATTGTCTAGAAAACTGGAAAAAAAAGGGTAAAGTTACATGTCCCATATGTCGAAAAGTGTTCGATGGAAGCAATTTTAGGGTTCAGATAACTGTATTTAATGATTATGAAGTAACGTCGAATACCGTGTGTTTACATAATGAATTGGTATTAGATGCTCTCGATTTAATATTTAATGTTGAACACGAAGATGATTTAACGAGTGTTCTTGACGACTTTGGGATGAGTATGTCCGACTTTGATCCCGCTATCCTTAACACAGAATGAACTACAATATTTACCATACGATAAACCAGGGTAGTTCCTAGATGCTTTTCTTGGATCTATAATAGCTTTACCTTTAGCGTCTACGAGTAAAGGTCCGGTTGCCCATCCTCTTTTATGACTAAAAACATTTGCTTTGAATTTGAAAAGTTTACCAGGGATGCATTTACCGCATTTCTTAATACGGGCTAAAGGAACTTTAAAAAATTTAGCAATGTTTTCGTGTGTATTTCCTTTTTTCACTTTATACTCGACGTATCCATGTTGTTTATAAAAGTGAAAATCACCCTGTCTAAAGTAATTCCTTTTATTACCAGGTGCTACAAACATCATAACTTTGAAATGTTTATTTTTACATTTTTCACCCGCTTTTGCTAGGTACACTTTTTTAGGATTATCGGCTACAACACGTCTTGGTAAGTCCCTGCAGTGAGTATATGTATGACCGTTTCGTATACCAGCACGTTCACCTGGAATACTTTTTGAACGTCTAAATCCTTCGTAGTCTCCAACTGCATAAGCGTAACAATTATTGTTCCCTATTCCTACAGCACGACCCCATAACCTTTGGGTATATGTAGGTTCGGAACCACTCAGGGGAAGTTTTTTATTCGTGGCATTCCTCATTAATAGTATATCAGAAAATAAAATATTATTAATTAGTAAAATGCTCAGAGATCTCGCTAACGCCAAAAAAATGAACGATGCCTTGACGGAAATTCTTCTTTTCGTTCTTGCTATACTTATTAGTACATTTGTACTTAGATTTGCCTGGAACAGATCGCTTGTGAAACACATAACTGTTCTCAAACCAATTAATACATTCCTCGATGCCTTTATCCTTTCGCTTTCCATGGCCGTTGTTCGTGGTGTGTAAGTTTAAACTTCTTTATAACCAACTATCTCTTCACCTTTTGAATTTTTCATAACTGGAAATCCAGATATATTTTTGCATAGTCCTTTGTTTTTTTCACAATCGACGTATTTATGAGATATACCCTTCTTTTCCAGATATGCTAACTGTTTCTTAGTCCAACCACACCAATTTGTACCGTAAACTGTCCATTCGACATCACCTTCTTTATTATCTTTCTTTTCTGTTTTACCACCTGTGTTCATTAGTATATAAATGTCTATGGCGATAAGTGCTAATACCACAAGCATGGTTATATACTTATTTTATATATTTTAATTTAATCTCTTGACATATTTTTTCTATTGTTTTTTTATCCGTATTAATATTCATACGTTTTGCTAAATTTATGAGTTCTTGTTTTTTATATGAAGTACATTTTCTCGATCCAACTCTAATGTATCCTTTATTTGACATGGAAATTTTTGGTTTTGGTGTTGCTTTTGGTTGAATTCGTACTTTTAAAGCGGGGCGTTTTAATACCTTTTTATTGTTTTTAGATGCAAGTTCCTTTTTAATTTGATCGAGTGTTTTCTTAACTTTACCACCACCGTGTTTGACTATAATATTTTTTGGTTTGGAAGGTGTACGTTTAATGAACGTGCTTATATCGAGTGGTATAGGGGTCTTTTTATACGGTGAAAAGTATCTATCGTTAAATATTTTTTTAAACGATGGTAAATCTGGGTGTCCCAGAGGTGATGCTCGTAACCTCCAATCGTGTACTTTGCTAGATTCTTTTTGTAAATATTCTAACGGTAAAATTCGTTCGATGAATTGTACAGCCTCTGAACCATTCCTGATACCATTAATTTTAATATCTGTTCGTATTCCGGATAAAAAGTATTGAACGTCATACATGTTATGTGAACCTCTGTATATACCCACTTCTTTCTTGTACCAAGAGGGATCTTCGTCAATAGGTGGACACTTATAATTTTTTAAAGTGGATAAACCAAAATCACTCATCATAGTTTGTAAACCGATATCGTGAACTTTAAATTGCATGTTAGACGCCTTTATAATTCTGACACGAGATGGACTTGAAGTGTTTATTAATATATTTTCAGTGTGTAAATCGTGATGTCTAAACGTTGGGTATTTCATTTGTGCTCTGTATAAACTGTGTAGAATTTGTGTTATAATGGTTCTGAAATGTATAGGTAATAATTTATGTTTGTTTGTTTTTATAAAATCTCGTAAAGTTCCGTTATTTGCATATTGTGTATACAAAAACGACATGTTATTACATTTTTCTAATGTAAAAGGTTTAACGCCTCCAAAAAGTGCCATGCGTTTACCCATTTTATATTCGTGTTCTATGCTTGCATTTTTAACGATTTTTATAGCTATTGGTTTTTTACATTCCTTATCTATACATCCCATGTATACCTGACCCCATTGGCCTTTACCTATTTTTTTCATACCCCGTGTTATATCCGAAGACTTTTCGACAGCGAAAAATGGGGATTTATCTTTTGATACAACAACCTCATTCCCAGATGCGTAAAAAACTTTCTCTGGTTTACATCCCATACCCTGTATACTTTTCATGAGATTTTTACCTAAATTAATTTTTTTAGCTTGTGTATTTTTTTTATTTTTTGTTTGTGACGCTATAATCTTTAAATTTCTTTCGTGTATTTCACGTTCCATGTCTATTGTATATTAATATTTTATTCATCAATAAGATCATCCATAATTTCTTCAATTTGTTCATCAATATTGTTTAAATCTGGCAATCCCTGAAATGCGAATTTTGGTAATCGTGTTGATTCACCGCAAAGAACTTGCGATAACCGAACGCTTACTCCGAACTTATTATCGATAAACCAAATTTGGTTAATTTCGACGATACACATACATCTTTGACCCTTTTCAATTTGATCAATCTGGATCTGTTCTCTATTTGAATTATATGCTTCTGACATAAATTCACCTTCTTGGTTTGTTTGAACTTTTAACTTGAGTGTATCTGGATAAGATTCTCGTCCCTGTCTAACAAGTGGTTTATATAGGGCTTCACGAATGACGTTAATATCGTATTTCTTACCAAGCCATTCCGCTGAATTTTCGGCAACTTTATTAAGAATAATTTCGTCCAGTTCTTTTAATTTAATAGAAAGTCCCTGAGCCTCTTGATTATCGGTATCGAAAGATAGATCGAGTGAGTATGAAGTTTTGTTCGTGTTTTCGTCAGTAAACGCACTTAAACCAAATGGTGAACGCATAAAAGGGAGTTGTAAGTAGAGTTTCTTTTTATTTCCGTGCATAAGAAGCACGGATTTACCACCATTTTTGTTCTTCTTCAATTGACTGAAGATAACAGATGATGGTTCGAAATCGCTGGAAACTTGAATTGTATTGGACATTTTTTTGTATATTATATATGATTCCAAACTTTAAGTTATTTTTTTTCTAGACATATATTAATATAAAATGACTTGTTCGTCAGGTGAAAAAAGCTGGCTATTTCCAGATTGTGGATGTGGCTGCAAAGGTAAAAAACAGGAAAAAAAATTCCTTATATCGTTAATGTCTGCGATGGTTTTCTTTGTGATTGCAAATCCAGATACGTTCCGTCTTACACGTGCTATATTTGGTAAATGGATATCTAGTCCAACCGGATGCCCATCAGGTAAAGGTTTAATGTTTCATACTATTGTTTTCTTACTCGTTGTTTGGGGTATGATGAACGTTAAAAAAGAAGCTTTTGAAATTGAAGGTCCAGCTCCTCAACCAGAAGAGGTTGAGGGTCCAGCTCCTCAACCAGAAGAAGTTGAAGAAGAAGTCGAAGAAGAAGTTGCGGAGGGTCCATCTGCACCACCAGCAATGGTTGATATGCCAGATGCTTTACCAGGTATGGCTGAAGAACAATATGCCACTTTTGATTCTGGTTTGAAATTGGGTTCAATGGATTTAACTGAAGAAACAGATACACCAGCGTCTGCGGAATACGAGGGTGAAGGTGATTCCGAAGGTGCTGTGACATGTGAATGTTCTGACGGTAAGAAAATGGTTATGACGGCTTAAAATTCTTCATTAAATTCAATTGAAGTTGAATCTTCATCCATTTTGCCGTAATCTCCTACTCTCTTTTCAAAAAAATTAGTTTTTCCATCGAGTGATATATTCTCCATAAAATCAAAGGGATTTTTCGTGTCCCAGATTTTATCGTGACCACTTTGTTTTAATAATCTATCGGCGACGTATTCGATATATTCCGACATCTTTTCTGAATTCATACCTATTAAACTACATGGTAATGCGTCAGTAATAAAGTTTTTTTCAATAGAGACTGCTTCTCTAACAATCTCTTCAATAATTTTTGCATTTGGTTTGTGTTTTAACATTTTAAATAATTCAATTGCGAATTCTAAATGTAAACCTTCATCTCTACTTATGAGTTCATTACTAAAACATAAACCTGGAAGTAATCCTCTCTTTTTTAACCAGAAGATAGCACAAAAGCTTCCAGAAAAGAATATACCTTCGACACATGCAAATGCAAATAATCGTTCACCAAATGTACGTTTCCGATCAAACCATTTCATGGCCCAACTTGCCTTACTTTCTATACATGGAATTGACTGTATAGCTTCAAAAAGTTGTTTCTTTTCTGTCGAACTTCTTATATATTTATCAATAAGTTTGCTGTATGTTTCTCCGTGAACCATTTCGTTATGTTCTTGATACGCATAAAACGACCTGGCCTCTGTGTACTGAACTTCATTGGCAAAGTTATTGTTTAAGTTTTCAAAAACTATACCGTCCGAACCTGCAAAAAAAGCAAGTACATATTTAATAAAATGTTGTTCGTTTTCACTTAATTGTACCCAGTCATCCATATCTTTCGAAAAGTCAATTTCCTCGGCAGTCCAATTGGACATTTGGGCTTTTTTATACATGGTCCATAAGTTTTCGTGTTCAATTGGGAAAACTGTAAACCTGTCTAAAGTTGGTAATAACATTGGTTCGGCATCTTCAAGGTAATCTTGAAAATCGAAATAATTTCCTATAAGTTCTGTATTCATTATAATCTGTGGATATGTAGAAGCTGACATTCCACATCTTTTCTTTAATTCGTCTTTATCGATAATTATTTTTTTGTGTTCTAATTTGTATTCTTTACATAAATCTACTGCAAGATCGCAGTATTGACATCCTTCTTTTGATAATATTTCTACTCCCATGTGTGCTAATAATTGTAAATATTTTTGTAGTAAAACTTTAGATATGATTAATTTTTCAGATATACAGCCTGGGGAATTGATAAAAGTTTTAGTCAACTTAGAAGAAGATATTGAAGACGAAATGTATGCTAAAGTTAAAGAGAACCACGAAGATTACCTAGTGGTAGCCTATTATTCTGAAACGTCTATGACGTATAAGGGTGCTCGAATATATGAGCTCGAAGATAATGATGAACTTGTTCAGGCCGTTAATTTATCTGAACATCACCAAGCGACTGATTATTTTAAAAACGTAAAGGATAATTTGTATTGTATGATAGATGAAATAGACTCCGAGGAAGATAGCGAAATCATAGACGAATCTGACGACGATGGAAGTGATTTAGAAGGGTTTATAGTTTCAGATACTGAAATTGACGGTGTTGTTATACCACCATCTAATCATGTAATGATAGATAAAGAATGGAATGAATGGAATCCACGTAGCCCTGGTTCTTTGCGTTATAAAAAAATGGTAGATAACATCGAATCATTAGCAAAAAGTCAAGCAGATGAGTTAAATTTTTAAAACCTAAGTATGAAAAAAATAACGTAAAATTTATTCTTTTTAATATAAATATGGAAGAACTGACTGCTAATATATGGTCCCAGGTGGATCAAATGCTAAAAAAACCAATTGTATCAAGGTCAGTAAATACGAATTTATGTAAACAATGTAAATGTGCTAAAATTATTACAAAAGAAGGATTACCAACGTGTCCAAATTGTGGCTTAATAGATAATATTTATATAGATGATAATGCGGAATGGACGAGTGGTATTTCAGAAGATGGTAGAGTTAATGATCCTTCGCGTTGTGGAAATCCAAACGCTAACCCAGAGTTATTTTCAGATTCATGGGGTAAAGGAACTATAATTACTACACAAAAGACTTCAAATTACGAAACTAAACGTATGGCTAAGATAAATTTTCATCAGTCGATGAATCATAAAGATAGATCGTTATTTCATGTTTATAAAGATATAGACGAGTCATGTCATACACTACCCGAATCAGTTTTAAAAGATGCAAAAATGATGTATAAAAAATTTAGTGAGAAAAAACTAACAAGGGGTGCTGTTAGAACTGGTATAAAAGCCAATTGTGTTTTATTTGCGTGTAGAATGTCTAAAATACCTAGAACTACAAAGGAAATTTCAGAAATGTTTTCTGTACATTCAAAAGACGTGAGTAGAACAACACAACTTTTTAAAGAAACTTTGCTTGGTAAAACTATAGATAGTTATACGACTTTACCTCACGATGTAATGAACAGATTACTTAATACATTTGAAGTTTCTCGAGAAGAACGGTTATCGTGTAATAAGATGTGTTCAAAATTAGAAGATTGTTCGCAACTCATGAGTAAAACACCAAATAGTGTAGCATCTGTTATTATTTATAGTGTTTTGAAAAAAAGGGTGACCAAAAATGAAATTTGTGAAAAATGTTCAATTTCTATTCCAACTATTAATAAAATTGAAAGTATTATAAAAAAACACTTAGAGGAATTAGACGTTTAATTTAATATAATGAGTACAGAAAATCCTATTCGATTATTTTTATCTACACCGTGTTATGGGGGGTTATGTTTAGAAAAATACATGATTGGTATAATTAAACTTCAGCTAGAACTTATACGTTCGGGTATACAATTGGTTCTAGATACGACTGAAAACGAAAGTTTAGTACATCGTGCTAGAAATGTTGCAGTTGGTAGGTTTATGCAAAAAACCGATTGTGATTATTTCATGTTTATTGACGCTGATGTCGATTTTGATCCGAGATCTGTTATTCGTCTTGTTAAGTCTGGGCATGAAGTTTCTGTGGCTATATATCCTAAAAAGGTTGTTATGTGGGAACAGGCCTATAATGCTGTTAAAAATAATGATAATCGTGATATGGCAATGCTTTCTTCTTCTCTAGTTGCAAATATTGGTGCAGAACATAGAGAGGTAGAAAATGGGTTCATTGAAGTTTTAGATGGACCAACTGGTTTTATGGTTATTACTCGAAAAGCTTTTGATAAATTGCACGAAAAGTATAAGGATTTGGATTGTAAAAACGATCATCAAAATAGAGATTTCGATGATTATTGTGCGATATTTGATTGCATGATAGATCCAGAGAATCGTAGATACTTATCAGAAGATTATGCTTTTTGTAGAAGATGGCAACAAATTGGTGGGAAGATATACGCAGATGTTCATACAACTTTAGGACATGTTGGTAATTTACCATTTATTGGGTGTTTAGAAGATAGGCTTAAGGCTTAGATTTGTATTAATATAAATGAAATTTGCAACTATTATAGTCACTCGAAGTAAATCATGTTCTGTTAAAACGCTTCATACAATTCTTAGGTTTAATTTGTTGTGTATGCAAAATCGTGGTACAGAAAATGAAGTTGTTTTTGTAAACGACGACCCGTATGAAAAGTGTGAAATTATTCAAAAATATATTAAAACTCACGATCGTATATTTTTTATTGATTTTGGTATAGCTGTAGATGATTTATCTCTATCAAAGTGTTTTGATAAATATGAAGGAATTGGGGGTGTAGTTTTTCCTGCCGTTCTTGAAGGAATTGATTGGGATATGTTTAAGGACAAGGTCAATAAAAATTCAAAGGAACCAATCGAACAAATGGGTCTTAATTTCGATACAGAAGTAGGTAATAAAGTATCCGATGGTATGTACAATGTTTTAAAAACATCTTCAAAATGTTGGGTACTTATGTGTAAAAATGTAACAAAACATATAAAAGATAAAAAGTATGGTGTGTGTAAAGTATATCCTAGAATGGACGTTATGTTTTCTAAATTTAAGGAGTCGGGTGTCAAAATTCATGCGTATACAAAAGCTAAGTTAACTATGACATATTCTCACGAATGTATAAGTAATATTCTAAACGCAACTGGTGTTAAAAGTAATTAAAGATTAAAATAAAAATATAAAACAAAATGAACCGCGTGTTTGTAAAGAAGGATGATCCTCTTTACAAATACACGATTAACTTCATGGAAGAATCGTGGGGTACGAAAGGTAAAGGTATATTTCCAGGTTGTCAACCAATATCTATAGAACGAGAACATTTTGGTATTTTGGAAAAGAACAATTACGTTGTTTGTGAAAAGACGGATGGTACACGATATATGATGATAGCCATACAATATGGATCACAAAAAGTATGTGTTTTTATAAACCGAGCTTTGGAAATGTTTGTGGAACCTTTAAATTTTAGAATGGCTGTATTTAAGGGTACTATACTTGAAGGTGAATTGTATAATAACGAATTCATGATATATGATTGTTTAATGACGTGTGGTGAAGTTGTTGGTAATCAAGGTTTTTTGGAACGTTTGGATCATTGTGAGAAAACAGTTAAAAAAGCAATGGTTTTAAGAACGGATTCTATTACACTGAAAGTAAAAACATTTCATTTACACAGAGATTTTAGAGAATTTATGGATAAGTACCTTCCCACGGTAAAACAGGAAGTTGATGGTCTTATTTTCACACCCATAAATGAACCTATTCGTATAGGTACACATAATACAATGTTTAAATGGAAACCAAGAAATAAAAATACTATAGACTTTCTTGTTAAAAAGGGTCCAACTGCAGAAACACCTGGATGTGTACCTGGTGAATACGTATGGAGATTATATATACAAGAGAAGGGAAAACATTTTTTTGAATCGTCTATACCCGTGGAAAAGATGAGTGATTATAGATGGTTGAAAAGTGGTGATATTGTTGAATGTATGTATGTGAATTGGGAAAATGGCCCGGTTTGGTGGAAACCTATTAAGAAAAGAAAAGATAAAACGTTTCCTAATAGTCGGAGAACGTTTTATAGAACACTCGTGAACATAAAAGAGGATATTCTCATGAAGGAGTTTTTAGACTGTATACCAGTATGAAGTGATTATCTTCATTAGGAAATTGTTTTAATTTACCTAACGTATCGTCGTCTTGTATTATCCAATCATCACCTAATTTTGTTGTAGACATGTAATGACCACCATATTGTACACCTTTATGAATTATAGTAGATCTTAACTCGTAAACATTATTTCCGATATTTAAATTTTCGTCTATTTTTACATAACTTTTTTTATCGAATGAAACTAAAAATACTTTTGGATAACTTGAAAATATATTTCGAGTAGTTGCAACGTTATGTTTTTTACCTTCATTATCAACGTAATCTTCTAAAGTGTTCCATTTTTGACTTTCTGATATCATTATATTTAAATCCTTTATGTTTTGTTTTACATTTAATATATGGATACAGAAAGGTATTTTTACTGTATTTTTACCAACTGGTGATATAGTTATTTGTGTAATTTCTCCGTATACAAGTTTTTTAATGTAGGGGTAACTTTTTTCGAGAATATCTATTATACAAAAAAGTGCATCTTGGGAATCGTGTGGGTATCCAATTTTAAATCTTGGAAAAATTGTAATAAATTCTTGTAGTATTGGTTTTATTGTAAAAGCTTTCGTTTCTCGGGTTTTAAAATACATGTGAACGAGTTGTTCGTATGCACTTGTAAATTTACATTCGCCGGTGTATTTATTATCCAATATATGAGATGATATTTCGTGAATATGTAGCATAATTTGTATAGCAGAATTAAAATAACACGTGTTTCCTATATTTATAAAACCATGCATATAAAAAAAGGTAATAAAAAAGGCTTAAGAAGAAGACGCGATAATTAAAATGTAAATAAAAAATGAATGTTCATACTATTTGTGATTCTATAAAACCCTTGGTCGATAAGTACAAAGATGAAGAATACATTGAGATGGAATTGAGACTTGGTAAATTCAATGGTACATTTTTCGATACAAACGTGGGTAAACAAACGTACGATAAATATTTGGCTGGTTTATACAAGTATACTGGCTGGGAAAGTATATCTAACGTTACTTCTGAAGTTTATCACCGAGAAGAAGATAAAACACGATTGACCATAGAAGAAAAAACAGGTGATGAAACTCTTGTGAAAAAGGAACGTGTTCATGTAGAGGATTTTAAACAAGTTGAAAATGCTCCTTTTGATATAAGATTTGGTATATCAAGAGAAACACCTATTGAAGATAATGGAAATTCTACATTTGATAGTAAAAAAATAAAGAATAGAACATCTTTTGTTAGAAAGAATTTATCTATAGATATGACAGTGTCTACAGGTACGGTCGATGACATGGATGCAGAAGAATCTACCGTTTTCCAAGTAGAATTTGAAATTATCGATCCAAGAAAAGTAAAAGATATGGATACATTATTTAATATGGTTCACAAAGTGAAGGATTTTTTTAATATGTTGGATAATTATATATGTTAGCTTGGTTATTAATAGCGTGTATTGTCTTCATGTTCATATATACTGATATTGATATTACCGGTGATCGTGTTATTATTTCAGGGTATAAAACGAAATATTTTTACGTTTCACAAGGTCAATCTAAAAAAATGTTTGAGAAAATGAAAAAAGATAAAATGACAGAAGAATCGTTGAAAGAATTTGTTATGATGGAGGATAGATTATTATCCCTAGAAGTAAAGTCCGTATGTTCTCAAGTTTCCAGAAAACTGGAAGCTTTTGCACTTTCGGGTCAGATAAAGAATCAATTTTTGGGTTATGATTTTTCATATCACGCGAAACATTTAAAACAGATATCTGAACCAGAAAAACTTATAAATCGAAGTGTAAAATGTTCATAAAATAAAACATTAATCTTCTATGTTTATTAGAATTCATCTTATTAAAATTATCATATACATGCATCATTAGTCCGATATCATCGTACTCACGATGTTCTTCTAAATATTTTCTAGGATCTTCACTATGATGGAAATTTTCCGTGTACGTGTATTCTAGTTCTAAATGACCTATAATATGTTTTCTTCTTTCTAATTGTATGTAATCGATTAAAGTATAGTATATACCATCTATAACACTTGACAAAATATAATTGTTATTATTATGTTCTAACTCGTCTATTATAATATTGTTTGTATTTTGTCGTATGCGATTTAGTATTAAAACCCGTGGGTTTTCCATTATTTAATTATTTTCTTTTATTCTTTAACGTATTTTTATACTTTTTTTCGAAATTTGCGTATATTTCATTAAGTAATTTGTTATTTGATTTTGATCGGGACGCCGATTTAGAGTTAGAATTCGAGTTCGAGTTAGAGTTCGAGTTAGAGTTCGAGTTAAATTTTAAACGACGCGCGACGTTATTTTTTGGTTTTATGGGTGATTTTTTCTTTATAGGCGCTCTTTTGATAACCCTTGGTTTTCTAGGTACCTTTGGTTTTGGTGGTACTACTCGTTTTTTATTTAATGCGAGTGGTGGTTGTCCCCGAAGTTCTCTTCCTATTTTTATAAAATCTATTACCCTTTTACTATTAAGATTGGGTGTTTTTGGTAACGACATTGCAAAATTAACGATTCTGTTTACTTCGTTTTTACCAAATTTACCGTATATCTTGTTAGCTTCTTTTTCTATTATAAGTTTCTTTAAATTCTGTTGTTTATTTAATTTCCAGTTTTTAACCATATTCTTTTTAATTTGGTCCGCGGTCATTTTTTTAATGATCCCATTACTGGTCACCGATTGTTTTTTATTTTCCATATTGTTTAACTTTTTCTTAACTTCTTTTACATCTTTATTAATGTTCATGACATTTCCATATTTGTTTATCCATTTTTTACCATAGAGTTTTATTAAATCATTTTTTATACTCGCCTCATTAAGTTTTCGTTTTTTATTTATTGGTACTCTCTTGTTTTTTCTTTCTTTATTTATTAATATTTGTTCCATTTCCTTAGCGAGTGTGTTTGGTGTGTTTGGGGTATTCTTTTTATTTTGAAGTTTTTGGCATAAAATTTTAACGGTATCCGTGTCGTTTATAGATATACCTTTAGATATAGCTATTGCAACGAGTTGGTCTTTTTTCAGTTCTCTACATAATTTATTGTTAATTTTATAATTAGAGTTTCCCTTTTCAATTTTATCTAATGCCTTGCATATATCTTCTTTTTTGTTTTTGTTTTTTACGTTAACAACGCCTAATTTTTTTGCAACTTCGAGTAAAACTGGTTTAGTAAGGCGTTCACATTTACGACCACCTATTTTCATTGTACCATCTTTATCGTAAGTAATCCGCGTGTTTTTTTGTGATGTTGTAGTTTTCTTAGATGGTTTTCTTTTTGGTTTTTTAAAGCAACAGTCATATCCCTGTGGATTTTTTCTAGATTCAAATCCTTCTTTACAAGGTGGTCTTCTAGGTTTTGGACACGTCGATGCTTTTAATTTTTCTTTTCTAAGTAATAAGGGTTTTGCGTTTACATTTTTATTCACAAAACCCATAGTGTATCCTAACTCGTGTAATCTTTTGGTGAGTTCAACACCCGTTGAATACGCCTTTTCGAGTTTATCTGGATCATTTTCACCCTGTATCTGCACTATACCTGCACCCAATTGTCCCGATTTGGACGATAGGATATAACTATGGTCTTTATACGTAATATAAAGAAATGGAGAAGATTCTGGTAAATAATCAACAACTGTTTTTAGTGGATTTTCTTGTGCTATTCTAGTTAAATCAAAATTTGCATTTGTTGCGAATTGTCCACCTATATTATTGTAATTGATATCGTTATACAAAAACACTTCCTTTTTTGTGTATGTATCTACGATATACTTTCGTAAGGATTCGGGTTGTCTTTTTAAATTTCTAGACCCTAAAAATCCGCCAGAAAAACGTATTTTACCATTTTTGTATACGTTAAAACTGAAATTTTTTCTTTCTATGCCATTCGTTATGTATCCAGAAAGTTGTGCAGAAGAGAACTTTTTATCTAAATTTCCTCTTATACCAAAATTACTTGTATGTATAGCACCCACTTGGAAACGACCATAAATACCTTTTATTTCGTTAAGATCTATGGTTAAACCGGGGGCTATTTGTGCATGTCCTTTTGGCTTTTGTTTTAATATGTATACTAAATCAACGTTACTTTCACTTTCGACTCCAAAATCTTTATTCACCAAAACATTATATAAACCCGGTTTAAATTGACCTATTCGAAGTTCTCTAAAAGTAGAACGCGTTTGTGCAATTGGTTGCGCAGCACCTACTATTTGGGAAGTTGAGTTGGATCTATGAACCTGTATATTTGAATTTTTAAGGAATTGTCTTGGATCCATGCTTATTGTATGCTGAGATTTTCTTCTATATTTATCCATGCTCTGGATCATCTTCATCTTTTATATCTACACCGAATAAGAAGTCTTCGTGTATACGTTCCTTTGATTCATCCCTATACTGTATTGGTTCAGTTATACGTCTAGCCTCTATATCTCTACTACTGAAAGGACCGATATAAAAGTCTGCATTAAATCTTGGACGTCCAAGATTGTTTGCATTGCAGTATCTATTGAAACGCTCCTTGAAAATTTTCATTGGGCATTTCACTGTCTTATGACTTCCTAATATGATTACATCTGATTCTAAGTAGTGTTCGAGTGGGTTAGTTATAGTTGCAATTTGTTTTCTGATATCAACGAAGTATTTTGGGATAATGTTCCATATATCTTCGCCTCTATATTTTTGTGCATATTCTAAATACCCGCGTAAACATTTTTGTAAAATAGATGGTAATTCTTTTTCGAGTTTAATGTCTAACATGGGATCGGTATCTTTTTCCTTGATTTGTTTTTTAAAGTTCCAGGTCATCAAACGTCTAATGATACTTCCAGAATTATCTCTCCATGTGGGTACTTCGTTTCCTCCTAATATACCTGGTATACTCCATTTCATACTTTTAGGTTTTTCGCCTTTAATTGCAATGGAAACGTCTTCACCTGAAACGATTGATTGAAATTCAGCCTGTTCGAGTTGTAAATCTCCCTTGATTTCTGGTGCAATAAACATTAAACCATCGTATATTCCCATTAATCCGAATTTCTTTTCGATGTTATTCGATAATGTTCTAACGTCTTGACCTTCATAAAATTTACTAAATACATTAGTAATAAGTGTTGATTTACCAGATCTTGCGATACCTTTTAAAAATGGTATAATTTGCCACTTGTCTAAACCTTCTTCGTTTAGGTCGAAGCATAATCTCCCGCCCATAACATACATCCATTTACACACGTCTTCTTCGAATTCCTGTGCGTTGAGAACTTTATCGAAGTATGGTGTCGGTATATCCCACCAGTCTTCGAGGCTACTATAATCTACGTAATCTAAATCGAAATATTTGCAACTCACTTCTCGTGGATCGAGCTTAATAGCTTCGGGTGAATCATACGGATAAAACGCGGGTATCCATTTACTTGTTATTCCGCACCAATGTTTTCCATTTAACAGACCGTTATTAAAAGACCAAAGATGTCTGTTTTTTCTTATTTCTGGAAATTGTGAATCTACACAATTCTCAAGTAGTTTTATTAATTGACCTATCATAGTCGTACCTTGTGTAGTCATGCTGCACCATAATTCCCATCGCGATTCTTTTGGAAAAGCTTTCCATACGTGTTCCTGTATAGTTTCAATTTGTTTCCATGCACGTGTATCGTAACTACCTAAAGGTGTTTTGATTTGTGTACATACGTAACCCTTATACTTCCTTATGTTGTTTTCAAATAGTTCTTTTAAAAATGTAATAAGAACTGTTTGAAACGGTGATCTTTCACTTAAATCTGGCATAGAAAACCTGAAAATACTTGGATCCGTGCTCACAGATAGATCTTCTGTAGTGGGTGGGTTATTTACTCTATCATATATACGTGCGTATCTAAAACAGAATTGCCACGTGTCTTCAATTTGACTTAAAATCCTGTTTAATCGAGTTGAGTATGTCACGTCGTTATCGTTATCTTCGAAACTGAGTATATTCAATGTTTGACATCTATTGTGTGCAGCACATAAATGTGCTACATGAGTTTTAAAATAAGTGTTCATAACACCAATATTCCAGTTGGATTCTGATTGTTTAGCAATTTCTCTCGAGTTTTTATCAAAAAAGTGTAAATACGCAAGTTGGAGGGGTATTGGTATATTTTCTTGTGGTTCATGTTCTCCATGTACATTCCATAAATATTCCTGCTTGCGTATATAATCACCAATATCATCAATATTGAGATTATTGATAACTTGGTTATACTGTATTACCTTACTTTCCGTGATATTATAGTCTTCACTGATTATAAAAATATCGTTGGAATTAGTATTCATATCTTATAAATCTTACTTGTTATTTTTCTAAGTCTATTTTATTTTTGGAGCTGAGCTAACATTTTAATCATGATCTTGTTTTGCATCTCGAGTTGTCTTGATATATTTACCAGGGCAGAACATATTGTTTCACCTTCTTCTGTTGTGAGCACTGATGTTAATAGACCTCCCATATCGATAAGGGGTTCTTCGTAATCATCTTCGTCGTCTGACATGTTAATACTTCCTACATCTTCCAAATCAATACCTTCGTTATCAAATAAAGAACTTGTATTTTCTACATCTTCGGATGAAATTTCAGATTCGATATATTCAGAATCGTTTTCTGGATTTTTTTCCAAAATAGGTTCTTCAATTTCAGGTGTTTTGGTTTCGGTGTGAGTAGACATTTATATACACCAGGAAAAATCAAACTGTGTTTTTTCGCATTCATCTTCTGAAAAAAAAATCTCAGTATATAGTACAACAAACAAACAAAATGGCCGGTGGTCTCATGCAACTCGTCGCCTATGGCGCCCAAGATGTCTACTTGACTGGTAACCCAAAAGTCACTTTCTTCCAGGCGGTCTACAAACGCCACACCAACTTCGCGATGGAAAACATCGAACAAACCGTCAACGGTACCCCAGGTAACTCTGGTCGCGTTTCGGTTACTGTCGCCAGAAACGGTGATTTGATCGCTGACATGTACATTGAAATGAAAGCGCCAGCGTCTGCCAAGCTCAGTACGCACGATGCGTGGATGGCGGAGCGTGCTATCAAGGACGTTGAATTGTCCATTGGTGGCCAAAGAATCGACAAGCACTACCAAAAGTGGTGGAGATTGTACTCTGAATTGTACTTGTCCGAAGGGGACAGACTCAATTACGGTAAGATGACTTCCTCCGTGACGACTGATGGTGCCCTTTTCTTGCCACTCATCTTCTTCTTTAACCGCAACCCAGGATTGGCGTTGCCATTGATTGCCTTGCAATATCACGAAGTGAGATTGGACATTGACTTGGCCTCCGACTTTACGGACTACGTTGATTCGTCCAAGACTTTCAAGGTCTGGGGCAACTACGTCTACCTTGACACCGAAGAGCGCAGACGATTCGCGCAAAAGGGTCACGAATACCTCATCGAGCAAGTGCAACACACTGGTTCCGATTCGATCACTGTTGGCTCCCAAAAGCAAATCAGATTGTCGTACAACCACCCAGTTAAGGAATTGGTCTGGTGTACTGATGTCGACAGCTCCAACTTGTGGAACTTCACTTATGGTGCGCCATTGGCCTTGTCCTCCAACCTTGTTGGTCTCGCTGCGGTCTCTAACGTCGCTGTTGCGCCAAACGCGCTCGGTGCGCCAATCGCTCTCGCGGATGAGAATACCCAATTCTCTGAAGACACTGCTGGTCCACTCGACACGTTCAAGTTGGTCCTCAACGGTCAAGACAGATTCAAGGAACAAGGTGGTAAGTACTTCAACTCGGTCCAACCATTCAACCACCACTCTGGTTCCCCAATGCCAGGTATCTACTCGTACTCTTTTGCCCTCAAGCCAGAAGAGCACCAACCAACGGGTACTTGCAACTTCTCCAGAATCGACAACGCGCAAGTTGCGATCAAGACGAAGGCGTCTTCCGAGAAGAACACTCTCCACATGTTCGCGGTCAACTACAACGTCCTCAGAATCCAATCCGGTATGGGCGGTCTCGCGTTCTCCAACTAAGCATATCTTAGTTTATTGATTTAGTAAAAAAATAAAATTTAAAAAATAAATAAAATTTAGATTTTAAAGTTTAGAACAAATTTTAAAGTTTAACTACCTTGAAATATTTTTGTATTTTTTCTAACACGTACCAATTTGGTTTTATTTTATTTGTTTCAATTTTGTTTATAGTATCTAAAGTTTCGTCTATTCTATGTGCAAGTTCAACTTGTGTATGGTTTCTTTTTATACGTAGAAGTTGAATTCTTTGGCCTATTGTATTATCCATGATAATATGTTAGAGTTTAACACCCAAAATTCTTCGCAATTTTTGCATAATTTTGTGATCTGGAATAGCTTTACCTGATTCGTATGACGAAATTATATCAGATGAAACGTTTATGAGATTTGCAAGTTCTTTTTGTGTATATTTTTTTGCGACGCGTGCTCTTTGAATAGTCAATGCTGTTTCTTTATTAATTTTTTTATGCGTACCACCTAGAACAGCTTCGTCGAGTTTTTGTTCGGGTGTTTTACCCGAGTATTGACTTCGTTTAGGTAATTTAATTTCCTGACCCATGAATTTGACATATTTTTCCTTTTCGTGTTCTTTTTTGATGTTTTTTCCGTGTATAGTGATTTCGTCCCAATCTTGGTGAAACATATTTATAATATAGATACTTAAAATTTTAAGTAATAATATAAATATAAATATGTTAACTCTTTATTATGCGATTGGAACAATAGTTCTGATATCAGTCTGTTTTGTATTAAAAAACGGTTGGTGTTTGTGTGGTGATGAAGATGATAAAGACGATGAGGAACCTCGTCCAAAATACGAACCCAAACTTCCAAGAGATTTGTATTGGACACACTAATAGGAACTCTGAAATATAAAGATTTAATGTTTATACTATGGTAATGAAAGGTGTGTATGTATTTTTAATAGTTTTTGGAACTATTTGTGCTACGTATGCAGTTTTTGAACCCGTTGTTAAATGTTATTATAAGTGTTTTCCATACAAACGAGAACAAATAATAGAAGTATAAAGTTTAAACCTGTGTATATTATAAATGATAGACGTCTATACAGATGGAAGTTGTTTAGGTAATCCTGGTCCAGGTGGTTGGGCGTATCTTATAATCGGAAAGCTTTCAACCGTCGTTCATAAAATAGAAAATAGTGGTGGTATGTGTATTACTACAAATAATGTAATGGAAATGACAGCAGTTATAAAAGCAATGGAAAAGTGTATAGAATTGAAAATTGGAAATATTAACGTGTATACTGATAGTAATTATGTACGTATGGGACTTATCGAATGGTCAAAGAATTGGGAACGAAACGGTTGGAAAACAGCATCAGGATATGCCGTAAAAAACAAAGATGAATGGATAAGGTTATTAGAATTACTAAAAATGTTTGATACTATAGATATTAAATGGGTAAAAGCACATAATGGAAACGAAAATAACGAACGCGTAGATACACTTGCAAGAGAGTATGCGTATTTATTTTCTAAGAAAGAGTAATGGGAGTTAACGTACCAGAACAACATCACTGGTGTCCAAAACAGGAAAAACTACTCATAGGATGGGCTGAAAAAGCTGCAGGCTATAGATGGCTGCATAACTTTTCGCGTATGTTTTATAAAAAACAAAACGACTGGTTATCGTACCCGTGTATAATCATATCGAGTATAACAGGTGTAGGTGGTTTTGCCGTTTTAAGTCCTAACGACGAATCGATGTCGGACGAAAAGAAAAAACAAATCATAGCGGTCCAATACTTTTTTGCGTTTTTGAATGTACTTGCCGGTATACTTACATCTGTTTCTAAGTTTAATAATAGTTCAAAAATGATGGAAACACACTCTGCAATGTGTATTCAATGGTCTAAGTTTTATAGAAATATTGAGATGGAACTTTCACTAGAGACTGAACATAGAGGAGACGTGAATGAATTTGTGACTAAGTGTCGGCAGGAATACGATCGACTTTTAGACGAATCTCCAGATGTTCCTCCAAATGCCATAGACGCGTTTAATATGGCATTTCCCGATAAAGAAAATAAACCCGATGTGTGTAATGGTTTAAATGTTATAGGAACAAATCTTGGTGGTAGTACTGACAGTGAATATAATAAACGTAAGATTGTTAAATGGTTAGCTAAATCGAGGGCAAATACACCTGATTTAGAGTTGGGTAGGAAAATGAGTACGGAAGTGTCGCAATGTGAGTTAACTTCGTTTCCGGTTTCAAACCAATATAAAGGTAAGAAGTAATAGAATAGTATAAATGATTGAATACAAAGAGTACGTTTTACGATTAGTAAAAGTTGTATTTGGTTTAAAGTTTATGGTAGATGTATAAATACGATCCTATAGCTCAATTGGTTAGAGCGCGGTGCTTATACATTACTAGGTATACCTAAGTGGCTTTATCGTCACGTACGCAACGCCGAGGTCGCGGGTTCGACCCCCGCTAGGATCACATTTTATTATATCACGGTATTGGTATAATAAAGTGTGTTTTATTAAATCATGGTTTTAAAAACTTTTTTAACTGGTTCGTATTTTTTCTTAATTTCTGGATCCGCGTCTTTTTCTAAATACCATTCGATACACGGTTCTATAGCGTGAAAGCTAAAACTACCACCTATTTCGTTAAACACGAATTGTAATTTTTTCTTTATTATTTTTTCGTCGTTTGATTTGATAAGTTCATTGGTTAGTGAAACTATAAACGGGTGTGCCTTTTTATCCGTTTTTGAAGAACATAATTTTTCCCAAATGGGTAATCTTTCTTCTATAGGTCTTTCCTGAATGATCTTTCGTTTATCGTATGGTACGTATTGGTCTATTTTTTCACTCAATTCTTTTAATTTTTTAAAATCAATATTTCTCCTGTAATATTGAGGAGTGTCAGGTACAAATCCACCCGCGTAAGCTCCAAACGATAAAGTACACATAAGATAATAACATACACAACAGAGTATTATTATCATTACATTAAGTTTATATTTTATATAAAGATTTAATGTTATATAAAATAAATGAATGTAGTATCCTTATCAAAATCATTAAACTTTAACGAAAAATATGAAACGAGACGTAATAAGATTAGGAAAAACGTGTATGACCAATTGTATAATAACAGAAGTGTTCACGATAAGAATGTTCACGATAATCCGAGGTTAAGGTATAGGTTCTCTGAAGCAATTGAAGAGGCACACGAAAAGTGTGCTAACGATTCAACCGATGAATGTTTTAGTGCATGGGAAGAGGTTGATGAACTTGAAGATTCAATGATGCGTTTTGGTCTAAATGTATTCCCAGACTATTATATGAGATACGGATCACTTATACGAAGAAATTTTAAACTTCGATGGAATGTTCGTAATATAGAAGATCATCACGTTATACCACTTCAATTTAGACATCACCCTTTATTCGAAAAGGTAAATTACGATTTACAGAATAGTGATAATTTAATCATGTTACCGCGTGAAATTGGTAAATTGCGTAAAAATAGAATCACACATAACGGTCCACACCCTAAATATAATGCATTTGTTGGTACAATTCTTGATTCAATGGTATACATGAAAAATCCCGAGCCAGAATTTAAAGAGTTTGTTTCCTTTTTAAAAATTGGGTGTAGATTTAGACCTCAAGATATTCCATGGAATTAGTACCCGTATTTGAGTGATTTTATTGTTTCTTTTGGGTACTGTTTAGAGAAGAATTCCTTATTTCTCCAATTACTGTGTCCAATGATACTTTTGTGTGATCTATCTATTTGAATATATTGACGCATATCCTTATAGTATACACGAGCACCTCGTGCTATTATATCTTCGTGTTTCATATCAACGTGGTTATCAATTGGGAAAAAGTACTTATAATATTTTCTCATGTTATCAACGTTTACGAGATAACACTTCGTACTTGAAATCCATTTAACTCTTTCTAAACCATTTTTTTCGAGTTCTTCTTGATCGGGGTATCTAGATAAACAATGGAAGAAACACATTTCAAAGTCGTCTCCTTTTTCATTTATAACTTCTTGTATTTCTTGGTACACTTTCTTATTCTTAATAATAACGTTATCTTCAAAAATGACGGCGTATTTTAACCCCTGTTCAAATATTCTTCTATAAAATTCCATGTGTCCCATATAACACCCTATGGCACCTAGATTAAAATAGGTTATATCAGGTCGCGTCTTCTTTTCATCGTAGTGTAATCTTAGAGCTTCTCTGTAATAATCTGGTTTTATAAGGTGTTTATATTTTTTAGCATTTTCGGGTGTTCTTGTATCTTTCCCGTAAATGATTTCTAGTGGTATAGAATGTTCGTGATTTTTTAAAAATAAATCACGTCTCCTGGTAGACGTTTTCAGCGTGAGTAGGAAACATTTATAGTCTATGCGTTTTTTAGATGTTTTTTTAAAAACGAGTATTACTAGTAGTATAAGTAATACTAAAGTTAGAATTGGAACTAACATACTTAAAAGATACAAACAAAATAAATATGGGGAAGCTACTGTCATATAGTGGTTAGTATCTTGGACTTTGAATCCAATCACCTAGGTTCAAATCCTAGCAGTAGCTGGTAACGATGCCGTGGCCGAGTGGTCTAAGGCGCTGGATTAAGGCTCCAGTCCGAAAGGGCGCAGGTTCAAATCCTGTC